AACCAATTGGGGAAAAGTTGAAGGTCTTCCCGATGGTTATCCAGATATGAGCGGATGGACATCTGTCGCCATAACTCCTGACATGGTCGGACACAAGGTCGCAATTTTCACGGCCTGGGAATTAAAGGCAACGGGTGACCTATCAGAAGCACAAAAAAATTTCCGAAAAGTGCTTGAAGAAATGGGCGGGATATATGAAAAGATTGTTGAATAATATTTTCGGAGGTAATTGTCGTGATATTAAAATTTTTAGATGAATACGTACTATCAGGTGAATGTTTTTCCATATGTCGCAGAATTGATATTCCAGCTAACCCTTCTGTATTGGATATTGTAATTGACCCGACAAATTTAACCAAGACGCTAATGTTAATGAGCCACCTGGAATTTAACGCCGTTGGTGCAGGCCCTGTATTTGTTGACGCATATTTCAACGTAACTGCCGACGACGATGGGACGCAATTTATCCCGATAAACAGAGACCATTCAAGCAGCGAAACAGCTAAATGCATAGTACGAGTAAATCCAACGGTATCAGATACCGGGACAAAAATACCGGCTGAATTTTTAATCCCTTCAATCTCTCAAGGTTCATCCAATACAACCGGTGAGTTTGGAGAAAATATATTATGCAGCATGAATTTGGCAGGAAAATATCTTTTCAGATTTTCAAACCAAGACAACTCTGCTTGCGATGGTGCACATATATTTATGAATTGGGTCGAGACAAATAAATGATAGATTTTGAAATATCGGGCAATCAAGATGGGATATGGATGGATACTTCTGCCCTGGAGTATTTAACTAAGCTGGATGGAATTCTAAACTGGAAAACTATTGCATTGATGATTGTCCGCGCCATGAACCATACCGGTGCAAAGGTTAAATCTGCAATCATTACGCAAATATACCGTGAATTGAATCTTAAACGCAAGGATATAACAAGTCGGATAAAATTCAAAAAAGCAAATTTTAAAGATTTTACATTCACAATTTTTGCAAGACATGACAAGGCAACAATATCTTTTCATTATTTCGGAGCAAAGCAAGCATATTCAGGTAGAGGTAAAAACAAAATAAAAACTGGAATAAAAGTAAAGTTGCACCGTGAATATAAAGGGAAAACATCCACAGGTAAATCAAGATTTATCGGGGGATGGAAATATTACCCTAAAGGGTTTATGATAAAATCAGGGAGTCAGGAATATGCATATATCAGAAATGGACCTGGTGAGCATGATATAGTCCCAATGACCGGTCCGAGCGTTGCTCAAATATTAAAAAATCAAAATCTCCGTGAAATAGCTTTGAAAATATGGGCTCGCAATTTTCCAAAAAGACTCGAACATGAGATTGAAAATATTTTGATTAGAGATATCGGGAAAGGTTTGAGGTTTGAAAAATGAATAACCCATACAAAACACTGGGAGTTGAAAAATCTGCTACCCAGGAAGAAATCAAGAAAGCATATTACAAAAAATCAATGAAATATCATCCAGATAAAAATAATGGCAAACAATCCGAAAAATTCATTGAATTAAATGAAGCATATAAGATATTAATGGACCCAGCTACAAAAAAAGAATTCGATGAAACAGGCCAAGTGAGAAAAAAACTTGATAAGCAGCAAGCAATCAATCAAATATTACAAACTGTGTTTTTAGAGATAATCTCAAAGAATTCTAATTTTCTTGAAATAGATATTTTTGAAGCAATTAACAAAAGCATTGAATATGGATTTAATTTACTCGATGCTGATATACAAAGATTCGAAGCGCAAAAAAACAATTTTCAGGAAATGGCAAAACGAATTAAGTTAGATGCACCGAATCGAATATTTTCCGGTATAATATCTGACAAAATCAAAGAATACGAAGGAAATATTTTAGTATTAAAAGAAAGGTATGCCAACGGAATGGCCGCAATGGAATATATCAAAAAATGCCAGTATGATAAAAAAGAGCGGCAAGCAATGATTGATAATTTTGGGCCATTTACAGTTAGTTTTGGTTAAATAAATTTATTTTAAAGGAGGCAATTAATATGCCGGATGATTTTCAATTTGAATTAGGACAAGAAGTAAAGGACAAAATTACAGGGTTCATAGGTGTTGTTACTGGAAGATGTCAATTTCTAACCGGGTGCAACAGATATGATGTTAGATCAAGAAAATTGGATAAAGATGGAATCCCTATGAAAGACCAATGGTTTGATGAACATCAGATGGAAGCCACAAAAGGTAAAAAAGTTTCTATCGATGAACCGACAAAATCAGAAAAGAAAAAAGGAGGACCGGCACTGCCTGGACAAATCCCGACTTCCAAAGATCCAAATTAAAAAAATTTAGTAATTCATTTTTGGTTAAACCAGGTCCTGCAATGGTCTTGAGAACTAAAATCATAAGTCCCGGATTTCTGTTTGCAAAAAATAAGCAAATCGGTCCGGGACTTTTTTTGATATTTGTCCTTTGAAATATATTCACACAAATTATCCTGCAGGGTACATGGCAATCCGTCTTTTCTTTGATGCTGACAGAGCGCTGCATTATAGCACTCCTGGATTAAGAAATTATCTCTGCTCGGAGCGCACCCGGTTAAACCAAATATCCAGGCCAAGGTAACGATGATAATAAAAATTAAACCATATAATTTTTTCATTTTGGCATCTCCGTTTTAATATTTTTTAGATCTGGAGCAGTCTTTGAGCAACTGAATTTTCCATAACTAAAATTAAAACCGCTCGCTGCAATCCCTACGGCCAATATAATAAAAACCCACCGTTTCCAATTCTTTTCAAGATGGATTATAATTTTCTCAATAAAATTTTTCATTTCCCTATCTCCAATATAAAACCTTAAATTTTTCTTGTGTAAATAATGATTTCGGATAAATCACCTTTGCCCCATTTTGTTCTTTATATCCTGTCCGTGCGTCCCCGTAAGGGTCATTAAATATCAGACTGCCAACGCGGTCAATACCTATGCAAAGTATTATATGGCCACCGGGCAATCCTCCCAGTTGATAAGTGCCGACGGTCACGGGACCGTATAAAATATATTGCCTGATTTGCTCATAGTTGAGCGTATTAAAAATGTCATAACCTTCAATCCCATAATCATTTAACATCCGGGTGAATGCCTTCTGCTGAATTTCCCAGTGGATGGATGACCATTTCTTTATCGATGTTCCCCGTGTCAATTCTTCCCCTATCCCTTTCCCTGGGATTGAAATTTCCATATTGTTCAGATATTCAAAGAGTCCTTTATCATCAAGCGCATTTACTTTCCCGGTATAATGACTCCCTTTCATCCACTGAGAAGTGGTGAAGCATTGCCACGACCCAGGGAAAAGCCCTCCTGCAGAGTTGTTGTCTCTCTGATTATTCCATGGGATTTCGTAAATCATTCAATTATCCCTCCATTGCCAATGCGACCGACATTCCTTTTTAATTTCCAAAATATCTTTCTCGGCCCGGTCTATGCGCCCGGAGTGGTTTTCCAATTTGTTTGCATGGTCATTCTTGGCCAAGATAAGCTCCAACTGTGTTTCTATCAAGGTCGTAAAAAACTTGATAATTATAAAACGGAATAGAGCGTATAGAAGACCAAGCAGCCCAATGCTACCGATAACAGAAAAAATAAATTTAAGTGTAATTTCCATGATTTCATAATCCTTTACCTTTTCACGGTTAAGATAATCTATGAATTGACAATTTATTCCATGACGAATTATTATATATATTTGTGTCAGAACCTCTGTTATGAAAACAAAATATTTCTACATAACTATTTGCAGCTAAATATATATCTGCTGACCCGCTTAAAAAATATGTATATGTACCATTTGTTTCAACAGTTTTGTGGGATAAATATTCATTTAATACGCCATCTTTATATAATACTAAATACATATAATTTCCAGCTACCCATGCATAAGAATCAAAAAGAATTTTTGCATAAATTTTATAATAGCCCGATTTAGCCGCAGTAAATCTATAATTTGTTGCATTATCGTATTCTGATAAGTTATCCCATTCTTCAGTTGCGTATTGTACTTTATTGTCGCTCCCGCTTGTTATAGCCTGCGCCGTTGCTCTGTTTGCTTTAATTCGACTCGCCCCGGTATGGTTAAATTGTCCGGCAAGCGTTAATTCATCCGTTGCTTCATCCAGATTATTATTATCACCCAGTTTTATCAACCCATCTTTTGAGGTGTTGGAATGGATTTCAGCATCTTCACCGGTTCCATTCCCGCCATACCAAACTTGCCCTCCGGACCGACCCTGAAGTACAGAGTAATATGGGAAATTTGCAAATATCTGCGCAAAGATGCTTTGTATCTGCATTCCCGAGTCTGAATTCGCATCGCTCAAAGTTGTGACTTGTGTTTCATTCAGTGCCATTTATTGTAACCCGCTCAGAATTCCATTTCCGTCAAGTAATCCATTGCCGTCAAGGAGATCTGCCTTATAATTTTTATAATCATCGGTGTCGATAACATTTGACCAGGGGGAATAATTCCCGATCGAGTCAATTGCTTTGCACCGAATAAATTTTCTTGTAAAAACATTTTTCACTATGAAGTCAAACGCATAATCCGTACTCAAATTCTGACCATTTCTTTTATATGTATCATAGCTCGCAAAACTTGAATCATTTGCCACCTGCCATTCATACCGCAAAATATTTGCGCTGGCCGATGGAACGAACTGCACATACAAATCATACGTGGCCCATGCTGACCAATTAAGCACCGGAGCGGACAAAGTTGCAAACGTCCGCGCAATGCCGGGCTGTAAATAATTGTGCAGCATTATTTTAACGTTTGTATATACCTCACTATTGTTGTCTTTTGTGTATCCAATAATTATTCCCGGCTCTCGTTCAAAAGCTGCACCGTTTCCAAGCTCAAAAGAAATATTAAATTTCTTTCCAAGGATAATATCGAGCGGCTTCTCCGGCTGGCCGGAATAATAGCTTTTGCATGGGACAGTTAAAATCCACCTCGGCACAGAATAGAAATCGAGTATCAATTGCCCGAAATAATCTGCCGTGGTGGCATCATTGTACAGAACGTTGTAATCAACCGTCAACTGAGTTGTCTTTACCGGGAGCGGTTGCCAATATTTCGTCCCCTGATATTCTGACAGGTATTCCGCTGCAGAGTCACCGGATGCAATTGCAACACCTCCGCCGGACGTGATATAGGGCACTTCGTATCCTATGATGATATTTGAAAAATCCGGAGTGATATTATCCGGCAGCATTATTTCATTTCCGGTTATTGTTTCCGGCGCATATGTTCCGTCCCATCCAAGTCCACGATAAATATTTAATATCCCGGATTCTGAGCGTGTGAGATACATATTTCCGATAGTGAGTAAAATTTTAAGATGGTCACCAAGTTTTACTTGTTTCTCCTGCGTTATCATCATCCAAATATAATAGCTGTTTGACGTATCTGATGTATTCAAGTCGGAAAAGGTTGGCCCGAGATATGAGCCGATACCGGCGGCATCCAAGGCATCATATATGGCCTGTGGGATTGTTTTAACGATAGGAACTGCGACCCGGATAGCATCGTTATCGGTCAATGCCTTTTCCAGGGCCCTGTCCAAGGTAACGCTGGTTGTATTGCCTCCGGTCTCCACGGTTGCAATTACCTGGTACCTGGGAGATACGGACCCGCTGAAAGAAATCATGGAATCAACCGGTATCTGCCCGGTCCCGGTATCAATTGAAACCACTTTAACCGTCAAATCGGAATGATTTCCGGCAACCTCAAATCCAGCATAGGTAAGTACGTCAGCCTCTTCAACCGGGAATTGAAGAATTGTACCTGCAGGCTCGACCGTATCCAGAGAAATTGAATTTCCATTGTCATCGATGTTGTGGACAAGATTTTTAATCAACCCGAAATATTTTTGCTGTCCGTCCGCGCCTGTCTCAGACACGCTGGCATTCCGCCATTGATTTTTGAATAGCGCCCCGCGTGGATGAAAATGGGTATATTCACCATCTCTGTCCTTAACCAAAAATTTACGGTTTAGCGCAATATTGGCAAGTTGACTCTCGGATGATTCTATCGACGCGGTTACGATACCGTCATTTATAACGTCATCCGAAATATCATAAGCGGCTAATAGTGAAATCCCGCGGGTCATAGGATTGTTTTCCTCACAAAATTAAGAGTCAATCCGGACCCTTTCTCAAAGTCCTGCAAATCCTCCCACATTGATGATTGCGGAATCATAACATAAATCCCGCAATTTGCAGGATGATAAACCGTCAGACTGGCAGAGTTTGCAATTGCTGCCTCCAGGACCCTGTCGACTACAACGGAAGTAGTCACTCCGGCCAGTGGTATTGGATAAAGCACCCGGTATTTATATGTCCCATCGTCGACTATAGCGCCTGCCGGGATTGACTTGGTTGTAGTTATCGTAATTTTGGACGAACCTGCGGATTCTCCGCCATTTGCGGTGACTGTCACGGTAGCGGATTGAAAATTTTGCGGGTCCAGGGATAAAAGAACTTCCTGATTTTTCTTTGAGCGCAAAAGCTTGATAAATTCCCAATGCTCATTCTCAAGCTGGTTGTAACTTATCTGGATAACATCCTCTTGCCGCTCAGGGTCATTATAAACATCGACAACGCCTGTCTTGCCTGATTCCTTTCGCGCGAAAACATTGTGTCCCTTCTTAACTGATCCATTTACTCCGGAAATTGGCCTTGGCATATAATGAGCCAATGAGTAAATATCAACCAGGGCCGAGTCATCAAAATTCCAGGCGCCCATATCCCGCGGAAGTCCCTGTGAAGTATTATTATACCAGGATGCCTGAACCAGTGGCGAATCGAATGTATATCCATCGATTATGCGCTGAAGCTTGTAATTTGTCGTGTCCTCAAAAAGCGGGTCAATGAAACTGACCGCGCCATTTTGAGCAATCGTAAATCCTGAATAGGACCCGTAAATACATCCGGATTCCATTGTGAAATCCACGGTCGTGGTAGCATCACCATAAATTATATTATCCCGCATCCGCTCTTTACCAGTTGACCCGGTATTGGTCATGTAGAAATCACCGATGAAAGTATTTTGATCGATATCGATATCCGCGGTTGATGCGGCTGTACCGGTAATATTTGCGGAATATTTAGAAGTGCCGGCCGTGATTGCCAGGGTGTCAGTGATTGATACATTATTATTTGTTACCTGGATAGCGTGGTCATCCGGGGAATAGAACCAGCAACCTTTGAGAGTAGTTTGTCCTGTTGTGTTAATCGGTTTCCCCGTAGATACTACTGCCTTGCAATGCTCGAGGTACACGGTTTGCGATCCTGTGATCGCGAATGGGTGAACGCAATTTTGCATTTTTAGCGTGTAGGTATTCAGGGCCGCGAACCCGTAACCGGACAGGGTGAACGGGTAGCCCTGTATTATCGTGTTGGCCGATAGGGTAAGGTTTGCAGTGGGGTAGAAAGTTAAATTTGCAACGTCGATTTGTAAAGTCGTAGTTGCGGCACCGTCGATGTCGTCAAGGGCGGATTGCAAATCATATTCATTTGACATATATATTTTACCAGTTTCTTCAAAACCAGCGAAAGTGATTCTACTATCAATCTGATAAATTTTGTGTATATTCCCTGTTTCGGCGATATCTATCAAATTTCCCGCGTCCCATGATGTGCCATTGTTTGTAGAAATATATACTTTACCATTATCCGCACCGGCTAAAATATGACCACCTGATAATTGAAATATTGATAATATAGCTATTGCTCCGCTTAAAGCTGTCCCAGCGTCCCATGAGGAGCCATTATCTATAGAAATATGTACTTTACCAGTATTTCCAACACCGGCTAAAATATATCCATTTGATAGTTGTAATGTAGAATATACAGTGATGGCTCCGCTTAAAGCTGTCCCTGCGTCCCATGATGTGCCATTGTTTGTAGAAATATATACTTTACCCCCGGTCGCACCGGCTAAAATATACCCATTAGTTAATTGTAATAAATTTAGAATCCAATTACCTGAAGCGACCGTTGTCCCTGCGTCCCATGATGTGCCATTGTTTGTAGAAATATATACTTTACCATCATTCGCACCGGCTAAAATATAACCATTTGATAGTTGAATCAAACAATAAATAACAGGTGACCCGCTTAAAGCTGTCCCTGCGTCCCATGATGTGCCATTGTTTGTAGAAATATATACTTTACCATTATCCGCACCGGCTAAAATAAATCCATTTGATAGTTGAATCAAAAAAGTTATAATTATACCAGCCCCTGCCACATTTGTCCCTGCGTCCCATGATGTGCCATTGTTTGTAGAAGTATATACTTTGCCATTATCCGCACCGGCTAAAATATATCCATTTGATAATTGAGCTATTGAATATGTAGCTCCTCCGCCCAAAGCAGTCCCCGCGTCCCATGAGGAAATATAATCACTGATATTTATTATCTTCCCTGGGTCCGTGGTATAATCAGAAGTGTTAGCGGAGTCCGTTCCAGGCTGGGACTCGGTAACCAGGCTCCCGCTCTTTGTTTTTCCGCCCTTTATCAATATCGATTGCGATAAATCAGGTGTTGTCATTATATTGCTACCCCTTGAGTTCTTTTTTCGGATGCCAGGCGCAGGGAATCAAACCATGATTCAAAAGCGATTTGGTCAATCGCTCCGCCGCCTCTATTTAATATTTCTCTCAAAATTCCATTTTGCTCTTTCGTCAATGGAACCAGTTCGGCAAGGAAATCACGGCTCTCTTCCTGGATTGATTTTCCCCGGACACTGTTAAGACTATGCGATACATTTACCATGCCATCCGGCATTGTCAATCCTTCAAGGTCTCGCTTTGCGGCCTGTACGAAATTATCACCTGAAATATTGCGGATTGAGCGGTATGCAATATCGACAAACCCAGGTTGCCGCGCCGGCGTTAATTGCAGGTTTGCGGCCATGGACCTGTTTTGGTCTGCAATATCTTTATCAAGGTCCATGATTCGCTTGCGAATTTTCAGGTATTCTTCTTTATCTTTCTCTGAGTCCAGGGCGGCAAGCATCTCGTTAAAAATTCTCAGCTTCTCTGCTTTCCAGTAATCTGCGGTGATGTCTCCCAGATCTTTTTGAAGGTCGAGGATGCGGAGCTCTGTTTCGTATTTCTCTAATAAATTATCCAGCTCTTCTTCTGTTAATTCGTCTATTTTCTCATTGAGGTCAGAGATATCTCCCATGGTATCAAGAATTTGGTCGAGCAAAACTTTTTTATCTTCAGCATCGTCAATTTGTGATTGTATTTCTTCAGGTGTTCCGCCGAGTGCATCCAGGGCGTCCTTTTGCAACTTTTGCGCATCCTGCAACTCTTTGATAATTTTTAACCATTTTTTATCATGATGTGTTGAAAAATAATGAGCATAAAAAACTATTTCGTTTTCGAGTCTAGCTATCTCCGCAGCTCTTTCCTGAGATTTTGCTTTTGCTCCCTTCAATGATTCGATATCTGATACAGTTGCAGATTTTGCCTGCAATACGCCGACTTTATCTGTACTAATATCCAAACCAGCATTTTGCAGTAATTGGTCGAGAGTTGATTGAGTAATATCTTTCTGCGCTTGAGCTTCTGCTGCTGTATCATATATTGGCTTCGATGATTCTAACTCATGGATTATTCCGAGTTGAATATCTTTTTGCTCAATGAGCGCACTATTTATTTCTCTCTCGTAGTCTTTCCGCGCCTGAACGGCCTCTTTTCTCTCCTCTTCAAGTTTTAACAATGCCTCTTCTTTTTGTCTTTGTTGTTCAAGTTCATTTTGTGTGTTATCATTTAGTGAAGAGAATAGTCCCCATAATGCACCGGCAACACCAAGATACATGGCACCCGTGGCCAATGCAACAGATTGCACCTGTTTTGCTATCTGTTGTCCAAGGCTGGATATCGATGTCATCAAACCTGATATATTTTTCTCTTGCGACGCCTTTGCTATTTTGCCGACAGTGTTTATTGCCTGGATTTGCGCGTCAGTGGTATCTTTAGTATCTTTTATATCCTTTTCATATTTTTTTTTGCGCTGCTCGTCTATTATTTTTTCTATTCTCTTGTTGTAAGCCTCCATCGCTTCTATTTGCATCCATTCGGGCATTCCAACTGCCTTCATTCTTTTTTGCAGCTTATCAACATCAATGCTCAATTCTTGTAGGGCTTTATTAAAATCATCTTCTGTAAATCCGAAAAATTCTTTCAAAACATCGTCATATGTATAACCAAGTTTTTTCCCCAGAGTAGGCGCTTCTTTTACTCCTGAAACAATCTTTTTTTTGCCGATTGAATTTAACTGCTTATCGATTGCATCTAATTGTTTTTTTAATTGAGTCGACCTTACAATTGATTCATTTAACTGAAAAGCCAAATCGCCATAAGCACCTTCAATTCCAGATAATTTTTTTCTTTTTTCAATCTCAGCATTTAATTGTTTCTGTACCTCTAATTCTTGATTGTAGGCATTAAGGACATTTTGATATTCAATTTCTGGATCTATCTTTGGACCCTTCCCAAAGGATTTCATAAAGTCATACATCCTTTGTAACGCGTCAACTAATCTATACGCATCTCTTATTAAGCGTCCAAAAACATCCCTCATGTCCGACAATGCCTGATTCGTAAAATTTGATGTTTTAGCTCCAAGCATTTGGATTTTTTCACCAAGACTCAAAGTTGAAAAATCCATACGGGTTGTCAAATCGTTGCCCGCAACCAAGACAGCATTAAAAAAAGCCTGCGCTTTTTGTGATTGCGTGAGCTGTTCTCTTGTTTTACCGAGGGAGGCTGCGTATTTATCTATTAATTTTGATGCGGTCGCGGAAGAAATTCCAGTATTATCCAAAATCATTACCGATAAACGACCAGACGCGGTTACTAAATCATCGAGCATCTGCTGTGCTGATGTTCCCCTCTCACGCGCAGCGGCAATCGCTATTTCTGTCAATTTTGGAAGCGATTCAATCGCCTTTCCTTCGGTTAGTACCATTGCAAGGTTTGCCGATTTCATTAAATCAACTTCAGAAATCATCCCCTTGGAAAGAGATTTCATGTCTGCGAGTAGCTTATTTCCATCAGCACCAAACGATTCAGTTAGACTCTTGAAAGCGTTTTGAACTGAATCTATACTACCGGCAAAATTAATTGCATCCATAACCATGCGAGCGGCATATCCTGCAAATGCTGCCTTGGCTCCAAGCCATGCGATGTTAATTTTGCTAACTACTGAATCATTAGTCGCTGCAAATTTTTTCAAATTCGCTTCTGCCTGATTAGCCTGAAGTCTTAATAATAACTGTACGACCTTATCACCGACCATGATTTACAATCTCCCGTCTTCTATCTAAAATATCCTGCATGGAAATTATTTTATTTTTGACTTTATTACCACCAAATTCTATTTCACCCGAATCTGATTTTTTGAGTTTTTCTTTGCTCTGTAAAGAATTGAATTCTTTTATCAAAGTCTCAGCATATTTGTGACTATGTGTCAGATAGAGCATTCTTAAATAATGCTCTATATTCAATTTCTTTTTGTTCACAATTGCCGCTTGCAATTCGTCATCCGTGTAGTCATCCCGGATAACCCTGGGACTCATACCGAGAAAAGCGCTGGCACGTTTTATCAATTCACGGGCATCGTCTATAATTGATGATATTGGTTTATCAGATTTTTTCCCAGTGCGGATAAATCCTGCAGCGTCCAAAATTTCCCGGATTCTGGACCTATGGTACCAGCGCGGCTTTTTTATATGAGTTAAAATTTTTATTATTTCATTCTGATAATTTATTATCTCCCATTTGCTTTTTGATTTCAAAATATATCCAGTCGCGACAAGGATTTTTTCGAAGTCTCCGAAAGTGACCTTGTCGCGAAGCTGGATATTTTTTGAAAGGAATTTCACCTGATATTAACTCGCAGTAATTGCCAGGTTACCTGATGCAACACTGGAATGTGTGAAAGTTATATTTGATGAACCAGTAGCAACGTGGTAAACATACCCCTTGTTTGTAGGCGTGGTCCCGCTCGTAGTACCTTGATACGTGTCACCAACTTCTGCTTTTGTTTCGTCGGATGCGGCCCAAGTTCCCTCATTGGTATGATTAACTACTGATTGGCCTGTAACCATAGTAATGACGGTATCATCATTATGAGCTGCCGCAGTAGTCCCAACAACACCGCGAACAGCTGTCAATGTCCCGGCCGTATCGCCCGAATATGTGACCGATGTCACATAGATGTACTCATTCTCAATTTTGTAATAAGTGTCAGCGATAAACGTACCTCCGGCCATTGTATCAAAAATAATACTGGTCTGAGTTGCCGTGATATTGCCAATATCATTAATCGCACCGGTTGCGGTTGTGGTGATATCTCCATACAGGGCAAATCCCTGAAATTGTTCTATCTGGTCAGCGGCCAGTGTATAAGCGGTCGCCTGGAATGCCGGGGCATTGGCCTTGTGATTAGCCTGTATCCAGCATTTTAGCGGCGTATCGGTTATGGTCGGGTCGCCAACGCAGAAATATCTTTTGTCGGAGTTCCTGGACGAATCCGGGAAAACCTCAATATTCAACATAAGCTCCTGGAATGCTTCCTGATTGCCGACAAGTTGCATATTCTCAGGATTAACAGTTGCCTTCCAAAAAGTTATGTCGTTATTTCTATTTGAAATCGGCAACCGGATTGGATGGAACATCAAAGTTTTTGCGTTGGCAAAAATATCAATGAGTCCTGTGCCTCCATAATATGCAGTCTGAGAACCGCTCGCCACCGTTGTCACGTAGTCATTGAGGTAAACACCCCAAAGGCTCGCAACGTCAACTGAAAAAGTAGTGGCCTCAATTTTAGGAACCAGACCATAGCTTTTTGCATCGGCTGTACCGATAAAACCTGCCACCTGGTCGAGGCGCACAATCTTATTGTTAAAGTTGATATTCAGCGCGCCATTTTTTAGGCTCGCCACCTTGACACCGTCAAGGTACATATCATAGGCTTCTAATTGAGTGCTCATTATTTATTGCCCTCCTCATTTTGTCCTAAAAATTTATTTTCAGGACTTTTTGGTTTTTTTTGTTCCGGGGGCGACTGCTGAGATTTGGACAAAACTTTTCCATGCAAATGATCAAATTCGAGAGTGGTTTGCCAATCCCGGACGTGTCCATTTCTTTCCCTGCCCTTCTTGGATAGGTTCCTGTATATCTCGGCGCTGTCCCGGAAAACTTCCCATGGAAGATTTACCCCCCTGGACCGAAGTATTCTCCATTCATCATGTAGTGTCATATTAAAAACTCCATTGACTGGTTTGATAAACTGCTATTATACCGATATAAATCTTGGTAACTTTTTTGTCATCCTGGTGAGTTTCAATCGATAATGGTCCAGGGTATGTAGTTTCCACATTCCCGGAAAATGTTAAGTCTGCACCGATACAAGAGTACACATCAGCAACCATTTTCCTGGCATCTTGACGCGAAGTATTCCCGGACGTTTCGATTTCTATGGTAAGCGGCAATTCCCACCACCATAGGTCTATAGATTTTTGTTCCGGTTCATATTCATCATCATCCACCACGGAAGTGCGCAAAACATCATTGTCAGGGTCAAACTTGGAGGTCGAAAATTCATTCACGTTATTTCCAATGTTTGAATTATAACCATTTGCGACGGTTATTCCCTGCAATTGAGTTATTACTGCGCTGATTATTGTTTGCTGCGTTGGTGTGCTCATGCTTGATTCTCGCTTAACAAAATTGTTCTTATTCCATTATCATCCGGACCCGGCTCAAAGACATAATAGGTCGTGCCTCCAATCACCATAGTATCATTTTTATCGATCCCAGATACATCGGAAGTCTTAACCCGTGCTGACGGGGTAAAAGTTATTTCATTCCCATTTTGAGCCGGGAACTGTTTGTCAAAAATCACACTGATTATCGATGCGCTCCCACCGGACGGCATATAGGTGCATGACACTGCAAAATCGTCCGTATCAAAAAAAACACTTAAATCACTTATCAGGTCGTCTTGCAGTGTCATGGTTTCACCTATTCATTACCAGATTATTCTTTTGCTTCAGATAGTTCCTTTTCAAGTTTGTCGACTTTTGCCTGTTTGACAGCTTTTTGCCTTTTCGCTTCTGCTTTATCAGCTTTTTTCCCTTCTTCTTCCTGGATTAAAGCTTTTTCGATTTCGGAATCAATTTTTTTGTCAAAAAGTTTATCATCGACTGGCTCGACTAGAGCAGATTGAATTTTTCCAATCTCACCATCGAAACGGAATATTTCACCTGACTTGAATTGGATGGGATTTATTACTTTGAATCGTCCTTCAATTATTTTCCCATCCTCTCCCTTTGCTGATTCAAGGTTATGCATTCTCGATTTCGATTGTTTTTTGGTTAATTCAACCATGCCACCTGAAACTGATATCGGTTTATCTTCGACTCTATAAGTTTTCATCAAGAAAACCTCCATTAAACTAGAGTCACAAGACAAGAATTCTGCCAATAACCATAACCGACATTCCGGCTTGCGTCGATACCGATTGCAACTTTTTTGTTGTCAAAATGATATTCAGATCCAATCCACTTGGACATAGTCCGGACCCCGTATTCATCTTGATGTATAAAAGATTTTACATTTGCATCGGTGCGGAATACAACAAACTCCTCAGTCCATGTAAGACGCGGATTTGATACAACCTGAATATTGAGCTTGCTCAAATTCACAATTGTATTTGTTTTACCACTTGTCAAAACCGGGTCTGATATTGCCGAAGATGCAGCGTGCCAGAACGAAACCGGGACCATCACCAAAAAGCTCATCGCATTTTCGTTCATGGGCTGGCCTTGGTCATCTTTAAATCCGTAAATTTGTTGAATGGCCTTCAAAATCGAAAGCTCCATTTCTTCAGGGCTCGGTATGGTTGTGCTTCCGTGCTGATTACAAGGGAGTGCCGAGATATCCACCTGGATATCATTAGACTGTGTCCCGCTAGACCCCTCGGAGTGGTCGGTATCGAAATAGTATTGCGCATCATAGCAGGTCGTCGATTCTCCGTTAATAATCAACGTTGAAAGCAGACTCGCCCAGTGAGCATTTGCCCGGCGCGCATGTTCGTTTATCCTGACCTGAATCTGTCCTGTTTTATCTCTGCGGATGTCATCCTCAAAGAAATCAAGAGTCGATTCATACGGCTGGTTTATGATAGTCACACCCTCGCTTTTTAGCGTTTGATATTGTCTTCCTCCAACCCACTGACGCATAACCGGAGCTTGACCCAACCACCTATATGTCTCGCTTGGTTGCATCGATTCGAAATATGCGCTTATGGCGTTAACCCATGAAACTCCAGGGTCTTGCTCCAGCGCCTTGTAATACATCCCGATAATTGCCTTATCGCTTAGTAACTGTATTGTACCCATTATATTTCAACCTCCTTTTTAATGGACCATAGTTCCAATGCTGTAAAATGTAACCGCTTCAGAGCTGGCAGTTGCATTTGTCACAACACCAAGAAATATTTTCGTGTTGTTTTGTGCAATTGTCATAGTCCCTGATAGGGTTACGCCCGCACCGGCTGTCATGGTTATCGTCTCAGCCGCGTCAGCAGTGTTGCGCACAACATACCAGAAAGAAGATCCTACGGCACATCCTGATATTGCAGCAACCAGATTTGCGGCTGTATCGGTCACGTCACTTCTGGCACCCCCTGCAGGGTCTCTGAGCATTAACCCTCCAACCATCATGGCTGCGGTATGTGTCAGATTATCGGCTGTAGCATCGGTCGTAACTGTGTAAAGCGGATATACCGGACCTGCAAATGTAGGTGAAATTTTACTACCAGCGATGGCAGCGCTGGCATTCACATCCGCGTTAACGATAACACCTGATGCGATAGCCACGGCGCCATTTGCTGCGAGCGTGATGTCACCACTTACTGCCACAGAAGCTAAATCAGTACCGTCTCCGACTAAAATTTGACCAGATGTTTTCGCATCCAATGCGGTCGGTCTATTGTTTGCGGTTTGTCCTGATATAATCGAACCTCTTGTCAGGTCTGCCATTTTGCCAACTGTAACGGCCTCATCTCTGATTTGTGCGGTATCTATTAAATCACCGGTTCCACCACCGGAAGACCCGGAAGCTGCAAATGATACCATTGCCGTATTTGCAGAAACAAATCTGGCAACTGTTCCAATTCTGGTATTACTGCCAGGCGTTAGCGTAAATGTCCCGTCGGCAGATGCGTAAACATCAGCATCGACATCGGTAAGAGCTACGCTGGTAATGGTTAATTCAACCATCCCCTCTTTTTGCACCTTCACGTTTATGGCACCTGCGGCACCGCTGGAATTATCTGCCTGGGCAAGACAAAACCCCCTGAAAGGGTCACCTGCAACCAATCCTCTGGCATAACCAGAAGCATCGTCGCCAACGGCAGCTCCCTCATAAATCTTTGTCGCAGCCTTTACCGGGAATTCATTTATTTCGCCTTTTTCATATTTGCGAACTACATCATCTGTAAGAGCCATGATTATTTACCTCCCTTAATGCGGACATTATCCTCATTTTTCCTATATGCCAGGAATGATTCAAAATCTGTGAAATCTTCCTGAACTTTTTTGTCGTTTTCCCATTCATGTTTTGCCGCATCTTCGGTTGACATTTTGGAAGTATCAATATTTTTATTGTTTGTTACTTCCGGCGCGTGTTCATGGGATACAGGCGGAGGGGTGCCATCGCTGATATTTTTTGCAGCTTGATTCAAAATGCCTTTTTGTGCTTGATTGAATTTTATTGCAGCGTCACCGGCTGAGCAATTCATATCAGCAATACAGGATTTCGTCAGTTCATGGTCTCCAAAATTTTCAAGGGATAAAATAGCTTTCACCCGTTCATTTTCGGATTTCTTCCCTCCCGCTTCCGCTTCGATTTTCAGAGATTCCTTTTCTTTCTCTTTTTCCGAAGCGCCTATTTTTTTAATATCTTCAAAAACTTTTGAATGTTCTTTTTGAAGATAATCAATTGTAATTTCCACGGGTTTTACCTCCGTTTTTATCTTATTTTCTGGCCTGTCTGTTTTTATGTCCCGGTAATCCATTGCTATTAAATCACTCATTGATAGCACACCGTCCACCAATCCGACTCTAATAGCTTCCGAACCAAGAAATAATTTTCCATCGGCCATATTATTTAGAACATCTTCGCTGGAGACGCCACGATACCGCGCGACTGTATCAACAAAGATTTTATAAATACCATCTATTTGCCCCTGGATATAACCCTTCCCCTCTTTGCTGAGAGGTTTGGTATCTGAGGCAATTCGCTTATATTTGCCGGCATAGATATCGGTTATTCTCAGCCCGAAATCCTCATAAAGTTTGCTTGCGTCAACATGATAGGTTGCCACGCCGATTGAACCGGTCGTCACTGTCTCACCGGAAATATATATTTCATGCGCGGCTGAACCAACCCAAACCGCAGCGCTGGCCATCATTCCATCAGTGTAGGAAATAATTGGTTTCAATTCCCTGGCCTGATAAATTATATTTCCAAGCTCTTCGGTTCCGTCAACTGTCCCGCCCGGTGAGTCTATATTTAAGATTATGGCGTTCACTTTTTTATCCATGGATGCGGACTGAATTGCTTCCCCGATTTTTACCATAGATGCGGCACCGAATATATATTCCATTACCCAGCTCGGGTTTTTCATCATTGGACCGGAAATATTTATAATAGCTTTATCATTAACCACCTGATATTTTTCATCTATCCCGGATTTATCTGACTCTTTGGCGAGCAACTCTTTGATGTCATTCCGATCTAATTTATCACCCTGATGGTATCCGACATAAATATTAAAAATTTCAGCATGCTTTTCCGGCATTATCGCCCATGGCGCCGATAGTATATCAATTATTTTCATGTTAATCTCCCCCAAGGGTGATATTTATAGGTATCCCGACGGCCTGGGCTATTCTTGAGACCTGCGGCTGCTCTTTTTCGATTTGGTCCATAGTCACATCAAAATTTTTACCGAGTTCGGCTGATTCTTCGCTCCGGCTCGAAATGAGAATCTCAAGTCTTTTTTGTATTGCAAGAGCTTCTTTGAGGGGGTCAATTTGCCCCATACCATCGCCAATCCATTGAGACCCAAGATAGGCATTTTGAATTTCTGAATTTATGAAAAATCCAGGGGCTTTAATTATTCCATTTGATACCGATTCCCACATGAAGCGCTTGAAAACTTCCTGGCAATAATGCCGTGAAAGCCAATGCCTCCAAATTTTAAAAAAGCGCCAGGCTTCCAAAAGCGATGCGCGGCTGGCGCTGTAAGAGTCATTAAAAGTTTTGAGTAAAATTTCATAAGGGATTCCTGTCACTGAGCAAATCATCTTTATGCTAGACAGGAAAAAAGATTCAAAAGCCTGGTCCGTCTTGCCCGGGTCGGCCATTTGAACTCGTTCACCTTTCTTCAGGTCCATAATTAAACCATAATCCAGGTGTGTTTCGGTATCTGTTCCGTTTGATCCTGTGGAAGTTGTGTCGCCGATATCAGAGGCCTGTCCAGGCAGTGGCGCCTCGCCCTCATCGGTCTCGATAAACACTGTGAACATGCCCTGGATAACTTTTCGCATTGTCTCAGCGTCGATATAGCGGTCGAGTTGCTTCAATTTCTCCATAACCGGGGCCAGGATGGGAATTCCGCGCATTTGGCCTGGAAATTTTACATGAAATAAATGAAGTATATTAGGCAGGCCGGTTTTTCCCTGGAAGGCATCTATAATAATCCAAGTATCTTTTTCAATTCCGGTATAATTTGCTGGGTGCCTGTTTTGAATGTGATATTTTTCAGGTCTGCCTGTATTTTTATCAAATTTTATTCCTGATATCATAGTATCGGAATCTGATTCCATCTCAGGATTATTCAATCGCTCGATATCAATAAATTGAAGACGAAAATTTATATTTCTGTTTACATCTTTTTTGCTCGTGAATAAAATTAGCGCCTCGCCTTTCTCTAAAATCTGCCGGAATGCCAAATCTTGAGTGTCTGCGAATTTCATTTTGTTGGAAATTTCGCAATATTCGCACCATGATGCGAATTGACGTTCAATTTCCTTTTCTTTTTCCTTTGCCTGCTCGGGAGACAATCCTAAAATTTTTCCATTTAGCACTGAATTAAATTTTAATCCGGTCCCGATTACATTATTAACGCCGGTATTTATGGTCCCACCTGCCAGCGGATTATTTCTATATAGGTCAGAAGATTTATCCTGTAAGTCCGGAAGGTCTTTTATTGTCTCGATTACCGGGTCGCCCTGGTTATATTTCCAGTTTTTTGTCCCGGAACGGGTTTTTGAAGCTCCTGAGAATGTTTCCGCCCATGCCATAGTCGCACGGGCCTTGAGGCGTGAAAGTCCCCATTTTGGTGCAATATAAGAAATTATTTTATCAATCCCATGAATTGGGACCTGGATTTCTTTGCGCGAACCTGATATTTTGAATCCTTTATAACTCATTAAATTGGTATTGCCCTTCTAATTTGACGGCCCCCGGTTGTAAGTGTCTTTACCTTTGAGTCCCAAAATTTAATAGATTCGTCTATTTCTGAGAGCATTGCATTTTTTTTTGAACGGTCTGAGATTTTATATTCCTGAGACGCACATACTTTCGCATGAGCTGCCAGGGCATTTGCGAGTGCCGTCTCTGCTTGTGCTAACGTTATTCCTGCCATATCTTTTCCTGTGCATAAAAAAAAGGACCGACACCTATCTTGGTAAACAAGATAAATGTCGGTCCTTTAATATTGGTTATCGACTGCCCAATAAGGGCAATAATATTTTAGATTAACTTATTTTTTCATAATATCCGTGACTTCTTAATAGTAATATGATTATTTTCCCGTATTTCCTCAATGAAAAAAATTATTACATTTTTTTTTATCGCACTTGCATGCACTTCAATTTTGCCGTTAAGATAAGAATTTTCATCCATCCAGTCAAGTATTTTTTGTTTTATATCCAGTAAATTTTTATTTTCGCACATTTTTTTTAATGTTCCACCCTGGACCGCACCCTGCGAATTGTTTTTTGTCCTGTTTTGGCATTAATTTTCTGTCCGCTCGAATATAATTTTGCCATGCGCTCCAGATCTGGATTTAATATCCGCAATCCGGCCAGAGCGTAAACTAATAAATCAAGGGCCTCGTTCCTGGCGCGGATTGGTACAAATTTACGAATAACCCGGCGTTGCTTGTCCCTGCGGACAACTTTTTTTTCGGATGCCACCTGGGCAAAGAATTCAGCATCCAATCGTTTTGTAAAATGGAAATATCCGGGACCTGGTTCATTCCGCAATAACCTAGAATAAATAATCTCTTTTGCAGAAAATCCGGAAACATGGAATAAATCAACACGGCCTTTATTACTTTTATGAGGACGTTTTGAAATTATCGGACCGTTCCCCGGGATACCCTTCAGTGCCCAAACATTTCTCACCTGTCTCGGTTTTACAAATCGATAAACTTGATCGGTTTGGTGCCCCATGGCATCTATAACCGTGGTATGTATAGGAATCATTGACCCAGATTCATGCGGAAATTCTTTTTCAATATATTGCCCAAGTACCGTCCATGGATTTACCGGGTCATGCGGATCTACAATGGACGGGTCACCTAAAAATATTTGATGTTCTATAATCCATGCCTCTTCAAGCTCACCAAACGCAACCAATAGAGCTTCAAGCCTATCGTCCTGGGTGTCCACGCTGCAAATCAAGCAGCCGGCGCCATTTGGAACCACAGCCTCATAATCTTCGGCCCTGGCCTGGAGCTTGTCGCCGTTCAACTCTACATTTGCATCATTATGACTCTCTCCCAGAGAGAGATTTACCCATTCCCGCAAATATTCCGGATTGTTTTTTGCATCCAGGAATGCGGCAACGGTCTCAGACATTTTCACCCATGGGGATATAATTTCAATCCCGATGTCAAAACCAGCTATACCTGTATATTTCCCGGTTATTTTCCATCGACCATTTTTGACCATGGAATTTATTTGTCTGTCATTCAAAGGAGAATTGCAATGCGGGCACTCATAAAATGACCGGCCAGGGTCATACTCACCGGTCGCAATTTTGAAACCAGTTATATTTTTCCATTTCAAAACCTGCCAGTGCCCGCAAATAGCACACGGCACCTCATAAATCCGACGGTCAGATCTGTCGTACCATTTATCAATTTCCGATAACCCGGATACGCTTGGCGTTGAGGTAATAACGGCCTTCCGAGAATCCTCATATGTCGTATTTCTTTTCAATCCGAGTTTGATTGTATCCCCGCCGCTCGTACCCTCATATTTATCAACCTCATCAAAAAATATACACCTCTTCGGCTCGCCGGATACCCCTGATTCCGAATTGCTACCAACCAAGCCAATCTCGCCACCGGTAAAAATTTTATTCAAAATGGTATCATCTGATTTTTTTTTCTTCCCGAAATCATCCGAGAAAAGGGAATGCAGGACCTTGCAATCCTTTATCATAGTTGAAAGTCTTTTTTTTGAATATTTTGTTGCCATTTCCAGGGTGGGCAATACCCAAAGAATTGAGCTCGGGTCCTGAGCCATAAAATATAAAATTGCATTCAGGATTATTTCAGTCCCGCCCACCTGTGCAGGTTTTCGAATGACAACTATTTGATATCGCAGGTCAGATATTGCATCCATAATCCCGCGAGTATATTCCACGGAGCTTGTTTTCCATTTTCCGGGGTGCGCCGTCTCCGCAGTTAAAATATATCGATGTCGGTCAGCGCATTCCGAAAGAGAAATCCTAGGCCGTGGCTTGTATGCCTGATAAATCACTTTTGCAATTAAATCATTAAACATCGATAGACTCACCGCTAAGGCTATAAAGCTCCGTAAGAATTTCATTGACCTCATCTTCTATCCCCTGGGTAATTTCAATTGCAGTTTTTCCCTCCAATTGCCTGCCAAGTTTTTTCCCTACCTGCAAAAGCCTTTCCCGGATTGAACCGTTGACCTGGGAGATTGTATCTGCTATGTCCCCAATTGGAATTGATTTTTTGTCTTTCTCTTTGTACTCCAGCTCGGCAATTTTCGCTGAAAAAGTTTCCTTTGCAAGACGTGCCTTTCTCAATGCCAATTCAATTGATACTATCTCAGAGTTATCGTCACCCTCCAAGTCGCCAAATACCGGAATTTTATTTTTAGGCGGTCGGCCTCCACCATTTTGTTTTGATAATGAGTTTAATATTTTTTCGCATTTCTCAAATTCAAGTCTCCCTTTTTTTTTCGGAAGCTTGCCGAGCTTCACAAGCTGACTGATAACCTGCTTGCTCTTCCCGGTGCGCCTGGCAAATTCAGACTGGGTGACTAATTCCATGCATTTTTATTTTGACCGTGCGGCTATCCCCTAAAATATTTTATCAACTCAATCGCCAGCTCGACAAGTTTCCATCCACCGAGCGCAAACATTACCAATGAGGAAATACCCAAAAAAAAACTTCTCATTGGTACACGCGCCCGTGCAAATTGTTTATCAGCACCTAAAAGTTCTTTTTGCATCTTGCGCAATTCTTCAATCCTCTTCTCTGCATTCTGAATCCTGATATCTGTATCTGTCATAATATTTTTCACCTCTGAAATAATAATCTTAAAATACTAGTCAAAACCAACCCCGGTCAAAACCTTTGCATGATTTTACCTGCGGAAATCCCGGGCTATCGCGAAACC